GTGGATTACTTGTTCCCCATTAGACAACCAACTACCCCTATTGCGATTAGACAGTGGGGACATAAAATAGGATAATACAATGGCCAATCAGACCTTACTTGACGACTACACCGCCCTTGCTTCAACGCATTGGCTTTACATGAGAAACCGTGATCGTTGGCAGTTTCTTTATGAATCATATGCAGGCGGCGAAGAATATCGTAGAAGCGGATATTTGACAAAGTATGTATTAGAAACTGGTAATGAATATCAAGCTCGCTTAAACAATACTCCATTAGACAATCACTGCCAATCAGTTATTTCAACTTACATTAGTTTTATGTTTAGAGAAAGCCCTGAACGTGAATTTAAAGATTGGCAAGATCAACCTGATGTAGAAAATTTCTTAAAAGACTGTGATATGGAAGGACGCAGTTTAGATGCTTTCATGAAGCAGACCAGTATTTGGTCTTCAGTATTCGGACATTCTTGGATCATAATGACCAAGCCCTATATTGGTCAACAAACAGCAGCAGATGAACAATCTATGGGTGTTCGCCCTTATGTTAATTTGTTAACTCCACTTGTTGTATCAGACTGGACTTGGGAGCGTCAACCTAATGGACGTTATGAATTAAGTTATTTTAAGTATGTTGAAGAAGTTGTTGATGGTATCACAGTTGTTAAAGAATGGACTCGAGAAACAATCAAGACTTGGATGATGGATGATGTCAAGAAAGAAGCATACTTGCGTGATGAAGAATTGAATATGTTGGGCAAGATTCCCGCTATTCTAGTTTACAATCAACGTGGTATTACTAAAGACATTGGTGTTAGCGACATTGCTGACATCAGCGATGTGCAACGACAGATCTATAATTTAACTTCAGAGAATGAACAAGCTATTCGCTTAGACGGTCACCCTAGTCTTGTTGTTCCACCTACTGCACAATTAGGTAGCGGTGCTGGTGCAATTATTCAACTGCAAGAAGGCAGTGATCCAGGCTTGAATCCCTACTATCTAGAGTCAGGTGGCACCAGTGTTGCTAACATTCACAGCAGCATTGACAAGTTAGTTGAAAGCATTGATCGTATGAGTTTCACTAGTGGTGTTCGCACAACTAAAACACAAAGCCAAAGTGGTGTATCATTAGAAACAGAATTTCAATTGCTTAATGCTAAGTTAGCAGAGAAAGCAGATCAACTTGAATTAGCTGAAGAACAGATCTGGCGTTTGTTTGGTCTATATCAAGGACGTGAGTGGATGGGAGAAGTAGAATATCCAGACAGCTTTAACATCCGTGATGAACAGCGTGAAATATCACAGTTGGTCTCAGCCAAAGCAGCGGCAACTGATCCTGTTATGTTCCGTGTTATTGATGAACAACTAATCGAAATGCTGGGCGAAGAAAAATCTCGTCTACCGTTCAATGATCCTAACCCACAGCCAGGAAGACTCTATCCTGACGGTGAAGAGATCAACAGCAACTTACCCGACGCATATCAACCAGCCAGCAATGCAGATGTCCCTGAAGGACAGAACTGCGGCAATTGTGAATACTATAAGCCAGGTGAATTATATTGCACCAAGTTTGATGCCCCAGTCCGTGCAGTATACTGGTGTGCCAAATGGGAACCAGTAGAAGAAGAAGTATCATATAACGCAGGTCTAAATGCAGACGTTGCTCGACAAATTCAAGATATGATCATGACAGGCATGACCAATGCTGAGATCATGGCTGCACTGCCAGGCGTCACAGTAGAAGACATTGTGTATGCTGCCAGTGAAGCCGCAAGAAATAACAACTAAGGAGACTACTATGCCAGGAAGAGGAAGAGGCCGTGGTAAGAAACCACCAAAGCGTTGATTGGTTAGCCTACTATAAGAGTATAGCTAAAGAATGCCCTTGGAGCTTGCGAGCTTATCAACAAGGGCTTATCGATCTACAGGATTGGGGAGACAAAGATTCAATCCCACCATTGGGTCACTATCACGCTAGGGTATGGCATGTTGAATACCCTGACACGGTAGTTGAGGCAATGGCTGAAGAACTTGATTCAAGAGATCCTGTTCATGAATGGCTGTTTTCGTATCCCGGATACGGTGAATATGCTACACCCGTAGCTGTTCTGATACAACAGAACAGACAGCAATTGAATCAAATCAGGGATAAAATAGCCTGATTTTATCAATGGCTATAAATAGAAACACTGATGCAATCACAATGGTTGCATCAACCTACTTTAACTTATAAAGGCGATGCGACGATGTCAGACAATACATTGGCTAATGAAGATACTGGATCTTCTGAAAATAACCAGGCTCAGTCAGTAAAAACTTATACGCAAGAAGAAGTCAACGACATGATGGCCCGCACAAAAGGTGCAGTCCAAAAGAAGTATGAAAAGACATTTGCAGATCTAGGTGATATTGACGAACTACGTCAACTTAAAGCAACACATGAACAGCAACAGCTCGAGCTACAAAAAAAGCGCGGCGACTTTGATAAAATCATTGCTGATCTAGCTGCCAAGAAAGACGAAGAAATACGTAAACGTGATGAGATTATCAAGTCTTATACTGTAGATATGCCATTAGTAAACACTGCCGCACAATTGGGTGCAGTGAATCCTAAGCAGGTGCAAGCATTATTGAAGTCCAATCTTAGATTGGGAGAAACGGGTGAAGTTGAAGTGCTAGATGAAAAAGGCACAGTTAGATATTCCGACAAGGGACAACCTTTCAGAGTAGAGGACTTGGTCAAGGAATTCTTAGACAGCAACCCGCACTTTAAAAGCGCAGGCCCATCAACTACACAAAGTAAAAGCAATGTGAGTCAGTCACGTGAAAAATTAGACATAACCAAATTGGATATGTCCAAGTCAGCAGACAGAAAGATCTATCAAGAGTATAGAAAGTCCGCTGGCATAGCCTAACTATTAATACAGGAGATATAACATGGCTGGATCTACAAGCGTCACCTTAAATGACCTATTACCTACAATCGTTCAAGAAGCAATGTTCGTTGCTAATGAGCGTTCTATTATGCGCGGATTGGTTAAAAACTATTCGCTAGCCCCAACTCAGGGCAAAACCATTCAGGTTCCAATCTACCCAGTGCAAACTGCGGCAGCATTGACTGAAGGCGATGAGTTCAGCAACACAGCAGTTTCTACTGATGTTGCAACTTTCAGCGTTGGACAAGTTGGTCTACGCACTTTGGTTACTGACCTAGCATTACAAGCATCTGCTTCTAATGTTGTTGCTGACCTAGGCCGTTTATTCGGTGAAGCAATTGCTAAGAAAATCGACGGTGATTTGATGGCTAAGTTTGCTGACTTCACAACTAACACAGTTGGTTCTAGTTCCACAACTATTACTGCTGCTTTGGTTATGCAAGCTGTAACTAAGCTACGTGCTGCTGGTGTTCCAAGCGAAGGCATCGTTGGTGTTCTACACCCTAACGTTGCTTATGACTTGAAGTCAGCTTTAACAAGCCAAGGTAACGTTGTATTCACAGCTGGTGCTTATGGTGATGTTGCTAACGAAGCAATGCGTATGGGTTATATCGGACAGTTGTTCGGTGTTCCAATGTATGAAAGTGCAAACGTTCCGTTGATCACTAGTGGTTCTGCAGGTGATTATCTAGGTGGTATCTTCCACCGTGACGCTCTAGGCTTTGGTCTAATGCGTGACATCACTATCGAAACACAACGTCGTGCTAGCTATATCGGCACAGACGTAGTTGCTTCCGCTCTTTATGGTGTTGGCACTGTTTACGAAGGTTATGGCGTAAACGCAACCTTCGACGCATCTATCTAATCCTTAGGAGAAGACAATGGCTTTTATTAACCCCAATCAGACTGGAGTAATTGCATTCGCAGAATATGAGGATGTAACTGCTACTGACCAAAGATTGTTTGAGGCTAATGAAGGCATTGCCGATCAGACTACTGTTGAAGATTTAACTATCAAGGCCACAAGCCGTATTTTGCAGTTAATTCGCAACACAGCATGGTGGAAGAACTACTATCTTG